TCGACGGACAGTCTCCCTGACGTGCTTCACAACACGTTCGTAGGCGTTGACACATCCGGCTCCATGTCGAGTTCTGTCAGTGGTGACAGTGACCTTCAGTGTGTCGAGATTGCGTCGCTGTTCGGTGCGCTCGTGTACCGACGTGGTGCAGACCTCGCGGCATTCGCGTCTGACACCAAGCAGTTCCACGGCGACCGTCGTGACACGGTGACAACCACGATGGAGAACATCCAGTCGATGGGTGTCGGTGGTGGCACAAACGGATACCTCATCCCGAAGGCACTCCGCCAGAACGACATGACTGGGTACAATCAGGTCATCATCTTCACGGACATGCAGATGTGGAAAGACCGAGCCAGTGGTATCGGTCGTGGCTCGTCCACGACCACGTTCCAAGACGAGTGGAACAAGTACAAGCAGGCGAACCCTGACGCCAGTCTATATTTGGTTGACCTCCAGTCATATGGAACACTACAAATTCCTGAAGGAGCGCAAGACGTGTATCAGTTGCAGGGATGGACCGAATCTGTAATTGATTTTATCGATAACATGGAGAATGTAGATGGTATGATTCAGGAAATTGAATCCACCGAGCCAGACAGATAATCGAAACCTTTAAGTATATTGAAGCCCTATGGTTAACTAATGCCGGTAGAGTTAACCTGTAATCATTGTAATTCTTCTTATTCTGTTAAACCATCAAGGGCGGATAGTAGCAAGTTTTGTTCGATGGATTGTAAATCTAAAAATTCGAGGATTCTTGTCAACTGTGGCGAGTGCGGGGAATCCTTCTCTAAGTACAAACGCCGTGTTAATAGGAGCGAAAAGGATTTTTGTTCTCCAGATTGTAAGAATAAACACTGGTCTGAGAATATCGCTCCAACACTTGAATCGGCTGGAGATAGTGTATCTGTCTCCTGTGATAACTGTGATGGCGTATTTGAGAAGCCTCAAAGTCACAACAATTATGAACACACATTCTGCGACAAGGCATGTCACGGAGAGTGGATTTCAGAAAACAGAGTTGGTAATGCGCACCCGAATTGGGTAGAGGGTAGTGAGAAAATATATTATGGGACAAACTGGCACAAACACAGGCGAAAAGTTTTAAGACGTGATAATGAATGTCAAAAATGTGGAATGTCTATCGAGGAACACATAGAAAAGTTTGGTCAGAAACCAGATGTCCACCATATAAAACCGATAAAAACATTTGACGATAAACAAAAGGCTAATAAGATGGACAATCTAAAAACTCTGTGTCGCCCGTGTCATGCAGAAGTTGAGTCAAGTTCAAACGAGTAATCGTAACCTTTATTGCGGAGTAGTACGTCCGTACTACTATGGGAGAAGATAAGGCATTAGTCTGTCGAGATTGTGAAGCGTTTACGGAGGTAGATAAGCTTTCATTTAAAGGATGGGAAGATACTCCATCAGACGAGTGGTTTGAAAACGAGTACCGATGTAAGGTTGCGTTCAAGCTGATGGGATTCTTGAGTGAGCATCGTGGGTGCAATATTTCACTCGTTGGAGAGTACGGAGTGCGTCAAGACGAGTTCTTCAATGCGTGTCTTAACTGGAGTGAGGAGTACGACCTGTTCTAATATGGGATACCAAAAAGTACGAGACGCAATTCAGGAGAATGGACTCAACTGGAACGAGATTGACAGAATCCTGTTGAACGAGGACGCATACGAGGAGTTCCACGAGACTAACGCTGGCTCCTCGAACTACGCGACAACAGACGAGCCTGCTGTCAGGCACACGTCGGGACAGGAGAAAATCGTGTACATCGACAGCAAGGGCTACCTCAGCGAGATTGAGTTGTAGCAATCCAAAACTATAAGTGGCAGTAGCGCCTACTGTAACACGCATGACTGCAACGTACACTGACATCATCGACGCCATGGTCGAGGCGCAGGAGCGCGGACTTTCTATTGATTGCGCAGTTCTGACCAGTGAGTCGATGGATAGTTTTCTGACTGATGACCAATTCACTAAAGCGACGGAGCAACGGCAGAAGGATACAATCGGACAAGAGTGGGAGCTTGAAATCGAGTCAGGAGACGGTAACTATCTCCGGCTCGAAAACGGTTCCGAGATTCAGCTTGAGTAAACTATAAGTAGTAGCGGCCCGACTGTTTTTACATGAGAGAGAAAATACGAGAAAAGCTCTTTGAGCTTGAGCGCGAGAAGAACATTCACCTCATAAACGCAAGAGAGCGCGGTAGCCGTATGCTTGGAGCGTCACACGAGGACTCCGACTGGGACGTTCTGTTCCTGTTCGCGCAGGACGCCGCCAACTATGCGACCATCCATGGACGCATCGACAGCATTCACGAGCCACACCTTGGCGAGAACGAGGAGATTGACCTCCACGGTTGGAATATCGACAAGTTCGGTGGGCTGATTCGAGACTCGAACCCGAACGCAATCGAGTACTGCCGGGCTGACGCGAAGGAGTACCTCTCGTTCCACGAGGGCGGCACGTTCGACGCTCTGGCGAAGAACGCACGAGAGAACTTCAACCATATGAGCCTGTACCATCACTACATCTCGATGGGCAAGCGTAACTGGAAGAAGTACATCGACTCCGGCAACGACTGCACGAAGGGACGACAGTTCTACGTTGCCCGCAGTATCGCCATGGCTGAGGGAATCCGTAAGGGCGGAGAGATGCCGCCACTCGACGCCCGTGAGTTGGCCGACTACGAGCCTATCTCGCTGGAGACTCGCAAGATTCTGGCCAAGCTGACTGAGGCGAAGCGGGTAGGCCACGGGCCTCAAGAGAGTCCCGATATAGTCGGGGCGCTTTACGAGCTTGAGAGTGAAGCGCCGATGGAGCCGACCGACGAACGCATCAATTCGCCCGATGACGAGCTGATTGACGACTTCATTCGGACTGCGATTGTCCGATAACCGCAACCTTTATTGCTGTACAGTGCGTATTTCAAGTGTGATGAAACTCCATTATGTCATCGACTGACTTCAAACTCTCCGAAGCAGGTGGAGGCACAGACCGTGACGAGCTTACCTATGACTACGACCTCAGTGACGACATCGTACTGGACCTCATAGACTACACTCGCTCACGAACCGTCGAGAACGAGGAGCAGTTCATGCTGACAACGCTGTCCTACGTGAGTGGCTTCATGGAAAGTCCGAAGCACTTCGTCTCTCACGTTCTGATTGGCACGGCTGGCTCTGGTAAGAGTCACCTGAAGAACACCGTCGAGGAACTGTTCCCGAACGATTATCTCTATCAGGCAACGACCGGCTCCGAGAAGTCTCTCATCTACGACGACACATGGGAGGATGCGTACTTCGGGGCGCTGGACGAACTCCAGAAGCCGAGTGATGAGATTATCGAGATTCTCAAGTCGCTTCACGGCGGCGAGGACGAGGAGTTCCGCTACAAGGTTACTGGTGATGGTCAGGGCGCAGACCGCGACGTTGACGAAATCGTCAGGAAGGCTATCCCATACGGGTTCCTGTATGCGCAGTACGAGCCTGACTTCGAGCTTTGGGACCGTCTGCTGAAGATTCCCGTCCACGAGTCGAAGCCGAAGAACGAAGGGGTCGCCGCGATGCAGTGGGACCACCAGATGATTAGCTTCGGTGACAGCGACGTTGAGTACGGGTACGACTTCGAGGATGGTCGCAAGGCTATCAAGGACCACATTCGTCACACGCCGAAGGACGGACGTGTCAAGATTCCGGCAGGTGAGGAAGAGTTTGGATGGGACGCATTCGCCCACGCCAAGCCCATCTTCGACATTGACCGGAGCGAGACGAACCGTGTGTCTTCGCAGATTGCGAACCTCGTTCGAGCGTCGGCACTGCTCAACCACGAGAACCGCGACAAGCGTAAGCTCAAGATGCCTGACTCCTCGATTCGAGAGGCTATCATCGTGGAACCGCAGGACGTGGCGAACATCCTGTCATGCCGCGACACCCTGCTCGCAACCACGCACCAGCTTGACCGGAAGCGCCGGGCTATCTGTCTGGCGATTCAGCAGGCTGGTGGGACTCAGCAGGCCGCGTCTGTCCACGACATTCAGGAGTACCTCAAGAAGACGGACGCTTCGTTCGTGAAGCGACCACAGGTCGAGGCGATGTTGTCAGATCTGCAAGACAACTACCTTGTCGAGAAGCTTGAGCGTGCTGGCGAGGGTGGCCGTCACCTGTACCAGTTCCAGTCGTGGCAGAAGCTCGGTAAGTTCGACATCAACGACGAGTTCGAGCGAGTGTTCGAGGGTTGCCACAACCCATTCAACGGTGAGTCGTTCATCGAGACTGCTCGCAAGACGAACGACGACCTGACGCCAAAGGCGAGCGACTTCATGTCCGATGGCGAGGTCAGCATCGATTCCAACTCTGGCGGCGACTCTGGCGGTCAGACGACGCTCGTTGGCGACTCGTCCTCTGCTGTGGAGGTTGACCTTGAGCCATACGAGGAAGCCGTTCACGAGGCGCTCATGGAGAATATGGACGGACGGACAATCACTGACCTCGACGAACACGACCCGACACCTCGGGAGATGTGTGGCCTCGTCGAGATAGGCGAAGACCCGCATGGTGTTGACGTTAGCGGGACTATCTTCAGCCCCGAACACGCTGTCTGGACTTACGGCCCGGACGAGTGGATTCAGACGGAGAACGAGGCTGAGACGCAGGTGTCACAGGCCATCCGTCAGCTTACGAGCGAGGGCGTGCTGAAGACAAGCGTGACCAAGCGTCGTGGCGACGAGCCGCTGGAGATGCAGGTCACGGTGAACGAAGTAGAGTAGGCCGAGCCGAAACCTTCGGCCAGCTACGTGTAACTCGCTGGCCGCCCTTCGCGGGAGTCGATGACGTACCGTAAGGTTTTTATACGTGCGACACGTACTATCATACTGATGACAGAACTATCTCCCGGCGATTTTCTATACCAGTCTGACCAAGAGCTGTTCTTGGTTGTCATGGAAGAAAACGAAGAGTCGTACAAGTTCGCTGTCCACGGCTGGAGAGACATCGACAAGGAGCGCCTTGACGAATATATCGATGACAGTCGCTCGAAGGTTCACAAGCAAGATACATTCGAGGGCGAAGTTGACGACGACGAAAAGCTTAATAAACTCAAGCAACTATTCAAGGTGTACGAGCAGGCAGAATTGCCTGACAGCGGCCCACCGGAAGACTTCGCACTTGATGAAACATGACTAACACAATGGCTGACCTGCGACGAGAAGTGGCAAAGCGCCTCCGTGATACGCTCCACGGACGAGAGATTGACACGATGGAGAAGGGTATGCCGGAACTCCCGCACATGCTTGGCATCGTGACAATCGGAGCTATTTCTACGCCCAAGGCAGAGAAGGGTTCACTCCTCGACTGCGACCACGAGTTCTGGAACGCATACTACGAGGACGTGAACACTGAGGGCAAGGCCAAGCGTGAGATTGAATCAGCGATTCACTCGCTCAAGGATGACGAAATCTTTCGAGTCTCGACGCCTTACGGCGAGGATGCGGGAATCTGGTACTGCGAGGTAGGCGACATTGACGAGAAGCCGAATCGCATGGTCACAGTGTGTGCTGACTGTGGTGAAAGTATCCCGACAGAGCCAGAATTGAAGCACACGCACGGTCGCTACACGCTCGAATTTTCTCTCGATTGTCCAGAATGTGATTTTTCTGCACTATACGAGAGCCGTATTACAAGAAAATGACAAATAATCTACACTACAAGCTTGAACTTGGCGTCAGCGATGGCGCTGATGTTGAAGACGTTGAGGACTTTCTGCAACAAGTACTGCTCGACCTCTATGAGCAGGGACAGGTCGAATCGATTCGCGTCACGAAGAACGGGCATACGTCCAGCCCAAGTGACGTTGACACAATGATTGATGCGCTCGATGAGGTTGACTCTGATGCAATTCGAAAGGCCATCGACTCAGTGAGAGAAATGGAGAACGTGGACGATGAATGAGCAAGAGTTGCTCCAGAACGCAGACTTCCTTGAGATTGCGATGGAGCAGATGGATGACGACTCCGTTGAGTACGAGTTTGTCGAAGACGTGTATGGCAATCTCGTAATGGCCGCACAACAACAATAATTTCCCCACTAAGAGGCTCTCCCTCGTTCACTCCTTGTTTTATATACGCACTATAGCCACTTAACTCTTACGCTGACCAAAAGGCTTAAGTCGTCATAGGCCGTCTATTAGGTACGATGAAGGTACAAGTTATCAGTTCGACTGACAAGCCCGAGCGACTGGTCTGCCAAGCGGCACGCGGCGACTACTTCGATGGGTACGTCGGAGACACTGACTATGGCAAGCTGATGCAGGACGTTGACTGGGACGAGAACGACCTCGATAGGCTCATTGGGCCTGACTGGATGCAGGCTGATGTACGCTCCTACAAGGATAGCGACAGTCGTCTCACCCGACAGACGCTCACTGAGGCCAAGACACTCGCGTTCATCGAGAATCAGCTTGGTCGTGGGCACTACGGCCCGTGGGAGCATCCACACATCACGTTCACTGTGAGGGGCGTGAGCCGGGTCACGATGGCACAGATTACACGACACAGACACATGTCCTTCGACGTGCAGAGCCAACGCTACGTCGATTTCAGCGACACTGACGCCATCGTGCCAGCCACGCTCCTCTCCGACGACGAGCGACACGAGGAATACCCGAACGTCTACAACGAGGACGGCGACCACTTCAACCGAGACGAGGGTCACTTCGAGATGGACGAACAGACGCGAAGCCACTGGCGCAATGCGTACAAGAGTCTGACAGCGGAGGCGCTCGACTTCTACGAGGACGCCGTGAACGCAGGCATCCCGAAAGAGGACGCTCGATTCATGCTCCCACTCGGCACGCCTGTCAACATGACGTTCTCCGGCAATGCTCGCACGATGCTCCACTTACTCGACATGCGGCGCAAGCTGAATGCGCAATGGGAGATTCGTGAGTTGAGCGAAGCTCTGTTGGACGAACTGTTCGAGTGGTGTCCATATACTTTCCGGTACTATGAGGAGCATGGTCCAAATAAATTGAGTCCATAAGTGGACTCAGGATAGCATCCATTCTTACCGAAAGATTTAATTACCTGTAGTGCCAACAGCAATGTATGCTATCCGATAAGTTTATTCTTGGGATAATGGCGGGTGAAGGCTCTTTTCATATTGTACTTGAAAGTCCAACGAGGCAACGTCCAAAATTCAAAATGACGATGTACGAAGGAGATATACTTCGACAGATGTGCCTACAACTTGGCTTAGGCTCAGTAAGCCACGATTGGGGAGATAGATATAGTTGGCATATTCAAAGTAAGCAAGATGTGAGGGACCTACGTAATTGGATTTCTAATAATATGTGCGAGGGGTTCAAGTCAACGGATAAGTTTAGACAATTTGAGTTGTGGTCGGAGGCTGTGGATATTATACCAGACGATAGACGGCCAATATCAAAGAACGATAGGGAGCAACTTGTGGAATTGTCATACGAAATTCCAAAAAGTGATACGAAAGGCAAAGATAAGTCTGAATGGCTTCAGGCTGTGCGCTCTGTTGATATATACTATTGTGGCGCAGAAAAGCGAAATGGTGGAGAGTGTGGAAATCGCGTCCCAACCGAAAATTTTAAGTGTAGGCATCACGAATAGATAACTATGAACGAAGATGATAAACTCCTCGAAGAAATGTACGAGGACCACGATGCGATTTCGTATAGTACGGAGACTGGCAAGTTCATAATCACGATGCTCGAAGACATCGAGCGGATGCGTGAGCTACATCGAACGAATCCGATAATCAGGAACTTTGTAGAGCGGGAGATAAATCTCAAGCGGGAGTACGTACACGAGATTCCGCGAGGCAACATTACTGGCTACGAGGTGACTGGATTCCTCTGGTTCCATCAGGGAGAGGAATACACACTCGACCCGGAGGTGTACTACAATGGGCGATGACGAGTCGTTCGACTGGGAAGACTCTGACGAGAAGTACGAAGACATTCGCTCCACCAACGAGCTATCGCTGTCGGACATCCTCTACGGGTTCGATTGTGCTGAGTGCGGTGAGGAAGTCTGGAACGAGAACTTCTACGGCGACCCTGACGACCCTGTGTGGATATATGCGTGCCATGAGTGTGAGCTTCGGTATCGCGTGTATCCGACAAAGGTTCGAGCAGTAGCGTCAGCAGAAGAATAACCGCAAACTTTTTATATGTTCAGCCCGTGTATTATAATATGTCGGGCAAATTGGATGAAATGGCCTTCGATACGTTGAAGGCACAAAAACAATCGCCCCAGTCGTCACTCATTGAATATAGTGACGATACAGAGACGTATATAGCTGTCGTTAGTAGGCCTCGTTCTGGAATCGCTGGCTATGCTGATGAGGTTAATCAAACGCTCGGGATGCCGTCATGGGCATTACAAAAGTTCTTAGCACGTCGATCAGGCTATCGGACAAATTCTGCCATTGATGATCCACACAATCAGGCTTACGTAGACATGAATCTACGCAGCATTTATCAACGACATCTACAAAAAGATGCGGTAACCAGTGAAGTGAAAGATCTGGCTGAGAGAGTTATCGCTGGAGAGAATATCACTCTCGTCTGCTACGAATCTGGCGGCGATAAATGTCACCGACACCTATTGATAGAAAAAATTCAAGAACGTGTCGAGAGCCGAGAAAACTGTGGCTTCAAGCTATCTGTTTAAAGCGCAAAGTCGTCTTTTTCCGGTGTGAGCTGAAAGTCACCATTCTCGCTACATTCTGAACAGTACCATTTACCGTCCAGTTGAACGAGTGGCGAATTACATTCGTCACATCGGGAATCGACGTGATCGTCTAATCCCATACTATGTCATTGGGTCGCAAAGTATAAAAATCTTTCGGTTATTGACAGCTATTGATGGCGTCCTGTTGTGCTCCTATTGGATTAATGCTGTCATTTACAACAAATGTCTCGGACTCAAATGCAAATGTTCGCTCAACTCGCCCATTAGCTAAGTCAAACTGTGCAACGAGCATATACTTATACTCTCCTTCAGCTAAGTCATCAGGCAAGTCAAGTGGTGTTATGACCGAAGTTCTTCCTTGTTGGAAATATTGTTTGTCCGAGTTTGACGTAACTTCTATACGGTTTCCATCACTGTCAAGCATATATAGTTCGGTGAATGTATCAGCAGCAGATGCTTGTTGTACAGTTCTATCAAAACAAATGTAATGTTGGTCTGCGGTAGTTGATGTATCCTGTGCTATAAACTCATGAGACTCAATTATTTCTCCTTGTGGAACATAGCTCGCATAGAGGACTGGTGAAACCCAACCAATTAGTGTAAACGTAATAGCAAAGAGAAGTATCACGATAATGCGAGAACGATTCATTTTCGATGTCATTATTCTCCTCCAATATTAAACGTCAGCCCGTCCTCTGTGAAAAAGTAACCGACAATTGCTCCCATGAGAGCGTGAAGGAGTGGTGATACTGTATACGTTGCTATTAGGATTCCCGCTACTGTTGCGGTAATCCATCCGATTGTTACTATCACAGCGACCATTGTGCGCAATTTGTTTTGCGTCGTCAACTTGGCGTGGTTCGACATTATCCAACCGATCAAAACGCCGATAAAAAACAGTGTAACTGTGAGTAGTATAAGTGTGGTGGTTATTAATTCTGCCATCTTGGTGTGTCATAATTATAATATACGCTTCGTTATATAATACGTTGGCTAGATACTTAAAGGTTTCGATAACCAACTATCCTTCGCAGGCTTTACATTCTAGAATATCACGGCTGAACTTTTGTGCAGCGTTAACACTGTTCTGATAGTAAAGGCTCTTAACTCCCTTTCTCCACGCTTCGATATAAAGCTGGTTAATGTCTTTGACACTCACTTTATCTGGATCAAGAGAGATGTTAATACTCTGTGCTTGATCAATGTACTCTTGACGCTGAGCAGCTTGATTGATAATAGACATTTGTGGGATCTCAGAGAATGTCTTAAATACTTCTTTCTCTTCTTCTGTCAGGCAGTCAAGATGCTGAACACTACCGTCCTTTTCGGCAATGCTATCCCATGTGCTCCGCTGATCCTCGCCACGCTCTTGTAGAATTGCTTCAAGGAACCGATTTTTCTGCGTGGACTTGAGCTTTGCACCGTCTCGAACGAAGTAGTTCGCCTTCAGTGGTTCAATACTCGGACTAACTTGTCCAAGAATGATGCTGCTTGATTTTGTCGGAGCGACGGCCATGGTTGTTGTGTTACGCCGGCCATATCCTTCTAACAGTTCTGGCTCTCCAAACTTGTCAGCAAGCTCGCTACTCGCTTCATAGCTTCGCTCTTTGATGGTACTAAAGATTTCTCCATTCTTTTGCATTGCTTCCATGCTGTCAAATGGAATCATCTGACTTTGCAGATAGCTGTGCCAACCGAGGACACCAATACCGACAGCACGGTGACGTTTGGCGAATTGGAGTGCTCGATCCATAAACATCAGATCATCGTTGCCTTCCACTTTTTGAATAAACTCTTCCATCACTGCGTCGAGGAAGTACGTAAGTGTCTCAACGGCGTCGGTATCTTTCCACTCGTCATAGTGGAGTGCGTTCATTGATGAGAGACAACAAACAAAGCTCTCATCTTTGTTGGCAGGTAGCGCGATCTCTGTACAGAGATTAGACGCATTGATTTGATAATCTTTGTCTTTGTAGACTTGTGGCTTCCCTTCGTTCATATTATCGCGGAAGATGATGTATGGGACGCCAATATTAATCCGAGTTTCGATAATCTTGGCCCATTTTTCTCGCTTTTCTTTATCACCATCTACCATTGACTGGAACCATTCGTCGCCAACAATGATTCCATAGTAAATATCCTGAACTGGATTACCCTCAGTCTTGATATTTAGCCACTCTTCAAGGTCGTCGTGTTCAATGTCAATATAGCCAGCAAACTGCCCTCGACGAGTCTCTCCTTGACTAATGACGTTGATCTCTGTATCGAATAGCTCAGTAAAGGAATAACTTCCGTTACTCTTACCGTTGTTGGTAATTGGAGCACCTCGTGGACGGAGGTCACCCAAATAACCGCTTGTTCCGCCACCCAGTGCTGTCATTTCTCCGACTTCTGATTGCGTGTACAGAATGCTCTGTATATTGTCCTCAATGTGGCTACCGAAGCAGCTAATTGGTAGTCCACGCTCTAATCCAAAGTTTGACCAGACAGGGCTTGCCAGACTGTAGTATCCTCTGGACATATACTCCTCGAACTTATCTGCAAAGCCATCTTCATCGAGGATATTCTCTGCGTGTTCTGCAATATCTCGAACACGCTCCTCAGGAGTTGTTCCTTCAAGCAGATATCCATTTCGAAGGAACTCTCGACTGTCTTCGTTCAGCCAATAAAATTTTTTTTGGTGATTCGCTTCAACTTCGTCAAATGCTTCGTGTGTTTGTGTCATTGTTAGAACATGCTCTCCGCAGTAACGCTGGTCGTATTTTTACTGTACGTCGTAGACCGCTTGCTAAAGAAGTCGTTGTCTTTCGTCATCATAATGTCTTCATCGAACCATCGAGTCTCTTCGAGTAAATTCTCATCAACATCGAAGATTGGTTCAACATCTACATTTTCTAGACTATCATTGAATCGATCTTTCATGAACTCATCAATGTTTTCTCGTGGAAGGAAATCCAGTTCACCTTCACTGAATATCCAATCAAGAATACGCTCTTCTGCCTCATAAGCGTTTCGACACGCTTCTTGGATTTCGGACTCAAACTCGTCGTCAAAGAGGTCAGGATATTCGTCTTTGATCGTTTCAATAAGCTTCACTCCAAAGAGGCCGTGAATTTGCTCTTCTTTACTCGTTGCCTCGACAGCATTTGAAATTCCTTTAAATTTCTTTTCATACTGATCGAAGCTCGTCATAATCAAGAACTGGCTAAACAGAGAAACGTGTTCAACAAAAATGCTGAACAGCATAATACTCTGAACGTATTCTTTTTTGCCACCATTTTCGACACCTTCCAAACAGTCGTCGAGATACTCGATCCGTCCCTCAATGGCGGGGACATCAGTAATCTCAGAAAAATCATCTTCAATCCCAAGTACATCAAGCAAATGACTATATGCGTCCATGTGTCGGACTTCACTTTCTGCAAATGTGTGTCCGACTGCGCCCACTTCAGGCTTTGGTAGTTGATCGAAGATTTCAGACCAAAAGGTCTTGACATTTACTTCGATTTGTGAGATAGCAAGCATTGTCTTTCGGATGATTGATTTCTCTACGTCAGTTGTGTTAACCTTGAAGTCCTGAACGTCACCCGAGAAATTAAACTCGTCGTGAACCCAGTAACTTTGTCGGATTGCATCCTTGTACTCCAAGAACTCATTATACTCATATGGTTTCAGCTCTATTCGCTCTTCAAAAATATTTGTTTCATTCATGTTTGTGTGTTAATGTAAGATTCAATATGTCGCCGCACTGTCCGTGACTTGTCAGAGTCTTTGGGAATCCCAAACTGATGAAAAAGCTTATCCCACGCTATCTCATCTGTCGCATTATTGTCGATCAGTTTGTCAAGCACGTCGTAGTTTAGTGAACTATTTACATAGTCAATGATTTCACTATCGACACGTTCATAGTCAAAGTCCTGTTGCTCTCTCCAATCAGAGAACTCGGTGACATTAGCGTGAAGTATGTTTTCTTGTAACTCTTTCATCGTGGATATTGTTGTATGTCTTCTACTGACTTAAGGGTTATGGTCATTCAAATTTCATTCCGCTCTCAGTTGCACCAGATTGATTTTGGTACTGTGAGTTTTCGTGCCCATATGGTTCGAGAGCCGGGCTTGAAAGCTGTCTAAAGACAAGCTGACAAATTCTGTCACCAGCATGTAACCTAATGGGGTTTGGGTTTGCGTTTGTCATTTCAAGCGTTATTTCTCCGTGATAGCCGGGGTCGCAAAATCCTGCTGTCTGGTGTACCGAAACGAATAATCGTCCCAATGAAGAACGACCATCAGCATTTGCGCAAAGATCATTGGGTATTTCAATATATTCGTGTGTTGTTGCAAGTACAGAATCTCCCGACTCTAACACGATTGAATCTGCGGTAAACTCGCGGTAGGGTTGACCATCGTCTGATCTTGTATCGATAATGTTGCCAGTTTTAATCGGCTCTTTAAATGATTTACCAAGCCTGACATCTACTGAAGCTGGTTCAACGTTGTCTTCTTCATACGGTTCAATGACCAAATCACCGCGAGCAATTCGGTCGATAATGTCTATATCTGATAAAACCATATGAAGTAGACGTACCCTATAAACTTAAACTCTTCGTCGTAGATGACGAGTGCATTATATAACATATGTGTCGGGAGGTTTAAACCCCAAATCGCAAGACAGCACCGCTCTACTGCTTGATTTCAGCGATGTAGAATCATGTACAACCGAAAACTTTTTAGGCCTGTAGATACAAATATGATTATGGAGTCAGTCAAACAATCAACACAACTGATGAGGGTGACCTTGTTATAATGTACCGAGGAGAAAAATTCACTGTGTCAATCGACCACCCTGAAGTATAATGTTTGTCACAATTGAAGGGCTCGACGGTTCCGGTAAGAGTACAGTCATTGAAGCAATTACTGAGCAGCATCCGAACACTGTGACGACTGCTGAGCCGAGCGAGCTATGGACTGGGAAGCAGGTTCGCCGTTGTCTCTCGGACGAGAGTATCGACCCGTTGACCGACTTCTACTTCTTCATGGGCGACCGTATTCAGCATATTCAAGACGAAGTTCGCCCTGCTGACGAGGCAGGTAAGCTTGTCGTCAGTGATCGATACGCTGACAGCACACGTGCCTATCAACCGGTCGGGTTGGGGCAGAGTCCTCATTTCGATTCACAGACGACTGCAAAAATCTTTATCGAGCAGACAATGGCTCCATGGGATTACGAGCCTGACCTGACAATTTACCTTGACATCAGTGTCGATACTGCCATCGAGCGTTCTGATGGCGATGAGAAGTACGAGAAGCGTGATTTCCTTACCAAAGTAAAAGAAAACTATGATGCACTCATAGAAGCAGAAAGCGAGCGATTTGTCGTGATCGATGGCGAACAATCAAAAGAAGAAGTAGCACGACAAGCAGTTGAGGCTATTCAACAATGACAAACGAACAACGCGTAGAAATCGAAGGAACAGATTATACAATTGAAATTGACAACAACGAAGTAAAGGATGTTCGAGAAACAGCGTCCTTTGACGACACGGAGGCCGCCGAGCTTCGTGCAGAGCTTCGTAAGTTTGGTGATACAACAACTGGCAACTTTCACGTACATGTATATCAGACAGCACTCCAAAAAGTTCTTGGACTGATTGGCGAGGCCATGCAAGGCTCCGACCTTGAAATTGTCCGAATTGGAGAGTCGCGGCTCGGTGACGAGTGTACGTACATCGAGTGGGAGCAGGAGTCAGCAATGGGGTTGTACGATACACCAGAGCGTGACCCTGACCCAAAGACGCCTGCCGGAGCGGATGCACAGAGAGGATTCTGATAATGGTTCAACGACTACTCGACTACATTGAAGACGACGAGAAGCGACGAGACTACGAACAAACTATTCAGGAAGAACTTGAGGATTATCCGAACATTACAGTACTCACGAATACGTACCACGAGGAGGACGAGGGTAATTACATTCTCCAACTATCGACGTATGACGACGGAGACTTATACGGTGCTGAGATTGTCCTCCCTAAGACTAAGGAAGAAGATGACTTCCCCGCTGTACAGATTCAAGATATAATGCGGACAATGCGCGAGGAATTGGAAAAGGACTGACCGAAAGATTTAAGTTAGCGCCACTCGTAGAGTTGCGCATCACTGATGAGCTTTCAACCGAAAGCTTTAAGTACCCGTAGTCCATATGTATTAGTACGTCAGTTCGAGTCGAAGGCGATTGGTCAAGTGGATACGACATTGGCCTGCGAAGCCAAAGACATGGGTTCGACTCCCATATTGCCTATGCTCCTCTTCTTTGGTGAAGGGGATAACGGTGCGGGGATACCGTGAATAAAAGATTCCTCGTGATACGCACAATATGAACCATCTAAATGCGAGCCAAAAGGGTGAACTTGCTGAAATACGCATGGCCTCTGAGTTTAAGAAGCTCGGTGGTGACGTGTTCTTCCCATTTGGTGCGTCTAAGATAGACGCAATGGTTTATATTGGTGGCTCAACGTACAAAGTGCAGGTCAAAACTGCTCGTACAAGAGAATCTGAAGTAAACGCAGTCAGAGCAACGTTAAGATCATCTGAAGGGTATGACTATCACGATGTGGTTGACGCATTTGTGGTGTATAATCCTGATTTAGATGAATGCTACTGGCTGTACACACACGAAGTAGGCAAAACTACTGCAAGTATCTGTACGGTTGGTGAAGACGAAGTACACCCTCCTAACAGAGAGCGAGCAACTTTTGCTGAAGATGTGTTGATACAGGAAAGATTCGAGTCACAAAACTAAGGCCCGGATAAAACCAAAAGGTTTGTAGTCAATGCTAACCACATTGGCGGTAATGGTCAAGTGTAAAGTTGCGGCTTACTGGTGTCTGGCATGACCTAAGGGCCGGTTTGGAGCGACCGGATGAACAAAAGCTCCTGCTCGCTCGCGTA